TGATACCATCATAACGACGTTTCATTAACTTCTCAATACGAGCATCTTCTACAACATTAACAACACTTGGATTGATCTTATATTCTTTATACCATTCTTCATTTGGAGTATAAAGTGCATGTCCCACCTCATGACTTACTAACATGTCAACAACATCTTCTGTTGTATTTTCCCACATAGGTAAAGTCAATACTCGACTCACAATATTGAATGATGCGGTCTCAACTTTCTTGTGCTCTACAACAAGGTCTTCTGTAGCAAGTAGTTTTGCAAGTTGTGATTTGATTTCGTATTGAACTGTCATGAGGATTTGTATCTGATATACCTATCATAACAACGAAACCGCCCCTTGGGACGGTTGAGTAGACACTTTATTAACTGTCCACGACGTTTTCTTGCTTGTCGTAGAGCTTGTGGTTTTAATGTTCGTTTCTTCTCCTTCTTGGAGTGGTGTTGCCAGTTAGGTGTGTTCATTCCTTTACTTTTTTAGAAAATCCTTTGACCTTTTCAAACTGAATTACATTTTCAAATTTATCGTTTAAGTCTGACTTATGAGATATCACAAAAATATTTGCTCCCTTTATTATATATCTAATAATCTTTAAAAATTCATCAGTTCCAAATCCATCAAGAGAAGAATCAAAGACTTCATCCATAATTAGTAGATTAGTATTAACAGAATTTTTAACTCTTGCAACTTCTCTCCAAGTGAATAAAAGTGCTAAGTCAATTCTCATCTTCTCACCTTCACTAAACGAAGCATATGAAAAATCCTCATGAATTGGAGATCTTACAGTTTCTTTAAACTCTTCATCTAAAGTAAAATTGATATAAAAGTCCATCAATTGTAGGTATCGATTTACCTGTTGATTGATAAATGGTAAGTATTTTTTAATTATTTTTGTTTTAACACCATCATCTTTAAGTAGAGAATATGCAAAATCATGATGATTTATATCTTCTCTATGAACTGCAAGTTCATCAATTGTGTTTTTGAGATTATCTTTAAACTCTTTTAGCTTCTCATGTTCAGTACTTCTATTTTTAAATTGTTCGGTAATTGTTTGAACTTCTGATTCCAAATCTCTGATTTGTCGTTGAAAACCAAAGATTTTAGTATTGTTTTTAGAAATGTCATTATTGAGTTTAGTAATCTCCTTTGATAAATTTTGAAACTGACGTTCTCGGTCTTGCTGTTTTTTGATCGACTTTTCAAGGTCTTTATAACCCTTCTTAAGTTCTGTAGCCTTAGTTTGAACGTCAGTAATTCTATTTAATCGAAACTCCTCTTCTATGTTTTGACCGCATGTAGGGCATGATACATTATCCTTAAAGAACTTATGCTCTTTGGTAAGAGTTAATACTTTATTAGATAGTTTACCTTTAAGATTGTTAAGCTTTAGTAACTTTTCTCCTCCACCAGTTAATTTTTTTTGCCTCTCAACAAAACCATATACATCATCCTCTAGTCCTTCATTCTGCATTGTAAGAACACAAATCTCATCACCAAGAGAATCCCTTTTCTTTTGATTTTCAGTAATATTATTCTTCCCTTGCTCTTCCAATTCTTTAATAAAATTATTTTGCATTAACATTTTATCTTTCAAATTGTCTTTTTTTAAGTCAAGAGATCTAATTTTCTCCTTTTTCTCCCTAATTCTATCTTTAATTAAATTATTCATCGCAGAAAAAATACGTATATCTAATAAATCTTCAATAACCTCTCTTCGATTTGAACCACTCAACTGCATAAATGGAACAAAAGTACTACTACCAAGTATAACAATTTGTGTAAATGATTTGTAATTAACCTTTAATATGTTTTCTTCAAGTACTTTTTGATTCGATCTATCATCTGCCTGTCGATGCATTTTATTTCCATTAACTTCAATATCAAATATATTTGGTTTCATTCCTCTACGAACAATATAATCTCGATTATTTACAGAAAATTCTAACTCTACAAGACAATCTCTTTCATTCACAGTATTCATCAACTGCGATTTGTTTATTTTACGAAAAGGTTTATTAAACAAAGCAAATGTCAAAGCATCTAACATTGTAGATTTACCAGAACCGTTTGCTCCAATTATTAAATTTGTATTTTTTTCTAAAAAATTTATCTCATTCCAATAGTCTCCTGTAGAAAGAAAATTTTTATACTTTATTTTCTTAAAATTTATCATAATTAAAAATAATTGAAATTAATAACAATTCTTCTTTTCGAATCGGTGCAACTAGTTCCTGTGTGTGGAAATGAAGAATCAAAGATAGCCATTCTATTTGCAATACTCTCTATTCTATCACCATTTTTGAATTCTGTAAATCCATTATTAGTATTCATATAAAAAATAGCAGTTTTACAGTTATCTAAAGTAACATCAGTATGAAACCCATACTTAAAAATAGATTTCATTCGAACTGTTAAATTTGCCTTTGCCTTCACAATATGTTTCATATTCAAGGCATCAATAAAAGCTTGTATATTAACATTGCTGACTGGTTTATTAAAATTATAAAAAGCATGAATAAATTGAAAATCATCTAACTTATCAATTCCTGTTATTTTTGATGCATCCTCATCATTGTCCGTAACCTTATATTCATTCCAATACCATGGAAATTGACTTGAAAAGAAAAAATCTGATATGTCCGAGAATAAATCTTCTGGAAGAAAATTGTCAATAACTTTAATACCGTTCATTTTTTAGGTGGAATCACAATGTCATTTGAAGTAATTACCGCATACCTGTAATTGTTCATTTTACATGTCTTTAGTGCAAGGTCATCATCAATTTCAACAACAACCATTTCTTTATTCTCATCTTCTTCTAACATCATAGCATATCTTGTAGCATCATCTTCTTCTTCAAATAAAAATAAAACCAGATTTCCATACTGATCATCAACAGCAAAAACTCCATCCTCTCTTTTATTTTTAAGTGTTAAAAGATACATTACTCTACCTCGCAAGCTTCTTTGTAAAGATTTTGAAAAATATCTTTAATGATACTTTTATCAAATTCAATATCAGATTCTTCAATATAACGATTTAATATTGAAATTGTACTCTCTTCTTCACCTATTTCAAAACTTTCACTTTCCTCAAGAATAAAGTTTTCAATTATTTTTAAGTCTTGTATACCAGAAGAATAAAGTTTATCAATAAATTTTTCAAAGTTTTTAGGATCAGTTTTTTTACGAACGATTAATTTAACAATTTTATTTTTATATTCAGTCGTATTAAATAATTTATAATTACTATCATCATAATATACATTATAGAATAATTTATAAGGATTGTTAACTGGAGTATGGATGAGGGTATCCGTATCAAATATATGAAACCCTCTTGTATCATTCACATCATTCCAATACATTTCGTATGGATTTCCCAAATAATGTATTTTACCATTCGTTGAACGAGTATGAAAGTGACCAGAATAAACTGAATCAAACTTATCTAGAATATCAACGTCCATTCCATTTTCCATCATATGTCCACGAGTTGCCCTGAATCCATTTAACTCAAGATGTCCCATTGCAATTCTACTTTTAGTTTCTTTAATTAAATTGATTGTATAATCATAATTTTCAGAATTAATCCAAGGTAAAAGTAATATATCCAATCCGTCTACATTGATTTCAGTTGCTTTTGAGAAAGTTAATATATTTGAATAATCATTTAATAAAAGTTCTGGTGAGTTTACATAATTAGTATTTTTGTAATAACAATCATGATTACCAGTGATAGCATAGACTTTATACTTTCTCATTGGATCAAAAACAACTTTCTTTGACCACTCTAAACTCTGATAGTCTATGGACTTACGACTATCAAATATATCTCCCATATGAATTATGGTATCTATACCCTCCTTCTCTAAGGTAGGAAAGAATACATTATCATAAAATAACTGAAAATATTCATGGAGATGTGTAGAACCCTTACGTGCACCGTAATGAGTATCTGTAATTATAGCAACTTTCATCTATTGTTATTGCGGTACTGAATATTATCTTTAATTGTATTGAAATCAGAACTAGTTCCTGACATTGCATTATCATCAACTGCCATGACTTCATCAAATCCACTTCTTTCAATGATCTTTGTCTTAATATCTAATTGTTTTTTTTCTTTCTGAATTCTTCTGAGAAACGCATAATGTATAACCTGCGTAAAGTAAGCAAAAGGATTTTTGGATTTCCCAGGATCAAAGTTATGTATGTACTGAACGCAATTTTCGATTCCATCTGATATCATGTCCTCACGGAACATATAGTTTACAAAGTTTGGTTTATATGATAAGTGTGTTGCAATCTTCAAAAAACAAGATCCAAGATAGTTTGATATAGGAGGTTTACCCTCCCACGGTCCTGACTTGGGTGCATCTACACCATATTTTTTAAGATATGCTGCTCTAGCAACTAAGGCACTCCCTCTATAAACAGTTATAGCCTGTAATAACTCCTTATTATTCACATAGTGTTCGGATTTCTTTCTAGGCATAATGTTTTATTTTTCTCATATTAATATTATACCACACTTTACATACTTGACAAGTAGTGTGAATATGTGTACAATACCCTTTGTGAGGGTTGATAAAGGATATAGCGCTTATTAAGCCTCTTCAATCTTAAATAGTTTTTCTAATTTCCTACGAGCATCTTCGACAGAAGATATATAACCCATTTCATAATTTGGTTTAGTTAAACCAGTTTTTTTATCTATAATGTCAATATTCGTATCATTATTGTAATGATTATATAAAGTAATTAATTTTTCATCTTTTGATTCTGTCATAGTAATTACCTTATCAAGTCGAATTATAAAAATATCATCATTTGGTAATTCCATCCATGGTTTAACTTTTATAAACGTCCCATTTGGAGTTGTATTTGTAGACATTAAAACAGGATTTTGAAGAACAATTACAGTATCATTATCATCTTCATTGTCCACAACGATAAGTGAGAAAATTTCTTCTCCAGAAACTAATTTAAGGATTGCGTAAAATTCTTCACCCATTATTTTTAAGAGGTATGTTGACTATATCATAATCAAAATTTTCTTCATTATAAATTTTAATTCTTTCAATTAAGTGGTTAAGTGTGTAATTTTTTCGAGATTTGTAACTAATGTCATCAGCAATATCATAAAGAGTTGCTCTTGTTTTTTGATTACCTTTGCGAAGAACTCTTCCAATTGACTGTAAATTACGTATTCTTGATTTAGAGGGAGATGCAAAAATTATGTTGTGTAAATTTTTGATATTAATCCCAGTGGAAAATGTCCCGTACGAGGCAACGATAATAGCATTATTCTGTTGCTCAGTGATTTCTCGAACTTTCTCTCTGTCTTCGGTGTCCACTCCACCATGAATAAAAAAGACATTGCGATTTTCAATAATGTTACTATTATTTATCAAGTCATAAAGAGGTTCTCCGTGTTTCTCAACTCTGGCAAATAGTATCAAAGTATTTCCTTTGAGATCAAGTGCAAGGTTTTTAATAAAATTATTTCGTTTTGTATGTCCAATAATATACTGAACTTCTTCTTCAAAGTTTTCAAATTTATTTGGTGGGTGTTTCAATAAAAGCACATTGATGTCTAGTTTGGCAAGATGCCCCTTTTTCATCAGTTCTTCTGTTTTTATAATTTTGTATGAAGGTCCAAATAATCCCTCAAGAACCCACTTATGTGTTTGCGTTCCATCAAGAGTTCCTGTAAATCCGTAACGATATTTTGCGTTGTCAAGTTTTGTCATTATAGATATTAATGACTTTGATTTAAATTGGTGAGCTTCATCCCCAACTACGACAGAGAATCTCTCAAAATACTTTCTGGGGAGTTTGTAGATAGATTGCCAAGTTGTGATAATCACCTGAGAGTCCGTTTCTCTTTCCTTACCTGCATAAATCTTGTGGCAAAATGAACCAACGTCCCATCCATAATCTGCAAAATCTTTATACATCTGTTCTACTAGGGAAGTCGTCGGAACAACTATCAAAGTATTTTGTTGCTTCTCAACGTAATATCTCACAATCGAATATATCATCAGAGACTTGCCTGATGCAGTTGGAGATATCAATAATTTTCTATTATGTTTTAAGGCGTCGTATACTCCCTCTACCTGATACTCTCTGGGTCGATATTTAGATATTGAAGTTATATAATCTTTAACACCTTCTTTTGATATAAAACTATTAACTTCAAACGGTAGTCCATAGTATTCACTTTCTATAAATTCGTAAGTATATTCGTGATCTTTGCAAAATTGAATAATTCTATCAAGTAAACCTATGTATATCTCTTGTTTCTGAGTGTTGAATAATCTTATCTTACCGTCCCAATACTTATTTCGATATGCTGGAGAAAACTTTGCATTTGGAATATCAAAGGTGAATTGATCAGACAACTCATAGTAAATGTGAGGTTCCGCATCTATTTTAAGATAAACTTCATTCTTCTTTGATATGATCAAATGTGACATAAAATATGCTCATCTGATTTTATTTAGTTATGTAAATCCAGACTGAAAACGATGCCACTCGATGGCATTTTTAATCTGATAAGTGCGATTTGATATAGTGCGTATAATTTCTTCTAGAAACTTAAGAGTGGTATCGTAATATCTTATCTTTAAATCTATCTTAGTTAACCTCTCATCGGCATCTAAGTGCCTCTGTATTGCATCCTTTTCCCTTACCTTATACGGAAATGGTTCTTCTTCATAAACTTTAGGATCTGCCTTTCCTGTGTAGTAATTATATCTTTCTAGTTTAATTTTTGCCTTTTGATCTTTTGCTTTCTCGCGCATCAAAGTGATAGTATTATAGATTGTGTAATACTTTGCATGTAATTGAGGTATTTTTAGTGACTCATCATGTAGGTTATCAGGATCAATGGTTGCATCACGTTCCCACATCTCCTGAATTTCATCAAGATTCATAAAAGAGTTCTTCCGTCTGGTTTAACTATATTATACACTGTATACTTAAAAATTGCATCTGCTGTAAAGTAATTGACATCTGTATCCGTTGCCTCGAACTCTAATGAAGATAAACTGATTGGAAATAAATCAAAAAACTTAACAATTGCAGTTGTGTTGAAATTACTATTCAATATATGTAGATTTCCATCACTAAAAACGATTTCTCTATCTTTTAATCCATCTTCATCTGTTGTTGCCTTTTTAAATTGATCAGTTGTTTCTGGATATCCGAGTCCTGTCAACCAATTATGTATTGCCATATAATTTTCTAGATTTTCATCAACTAAGAATCGAAGAGAAAATTCACCATATTGTAACTTATCACCAGGTACATCAATATCTTTTAGATAACTTGGTTGCAATGCTGTGCCAAGAGATATTTCTGGAATACGACTTGAATTTGAAAAAAATGTTACCTTTGGTGTTTTTGATAAAGTAAATTTGAATCCAATTGGAGACAAAAAATTACGATTTTCAATTTGATTTGAATAAATTCTTGCCATGATTATTCACTTACGACTACAGAATTTTTCCACCAATCTGGTTGATATGTATATGTTTTGTCCCCTATCGTTCTTGATACGGTAGTTGCTTGTTGAGAGTTTGCATCTGCTTCATTTACATATACTTTACGATTTTCATAATTATTAGTCCACTTATTATCTCCAGCATAATATGCAGCACCATCAGTTGGAACAGCAGATCCTAGAATACTTGTTTTTTTAATGTGATAAGGCATTAATCTTCCTCCTCGTCTTTTATTTCAACCTTTGCTTTTTTCTTTGTACTGAAGAAACGTGCACCACCTTTTTGAATTGCAGATCCAGTTTTATGTGAAGCACTTGTTGCAGTTGGAGTATCTTTTGCCATAGAAAATTTTCTTCTAGCAACATCAGCTCGATTTTCTGCAGGTCTTTCATCAGAGTCCACAGTTTCCATAAACTCTCTAAAGTTTTTCATAATAGTTTTTAACTATTTAGAATCTTTTTCAAGATACTTAATTCTTTTTTTAATAAGTTTTGCGTAAGTTACTTCTGCTTCTGTATAATACTCTGGACAACATTTTGCAATTCTAATTATTTTTTTAGCTGCTTTTTTATCTTTCATATAGGTATTTATACACAAAAAAAGACCCCCGAAGGAGTCTTTTGGTGATATGTAATTTAATACTACATAAGGTTCTTAACTTGAACTCTCTGATAGTATCTATTGCTATTAGCAATAATTTTACCAAGACCTTCAGTAGTACCTTCAGCAAATGGGTTTGCAACGATACCGTATCTTGTCTTAAAGCCGATTTTTGGCTGGAAGGAGTTCTCTCCAACTGCTCTTACCATCTGTAATGGTACATAAGGGCAGTAGAACAGTCCTGCGTCATAAGGTGATGTACCTTTGTATCCAACAACATAATACTGCTGACCACCTGATGGTGAGTTTGCAGAGAATGGGTCGATGTATACTCTGTACTTACCTTGAAGAACACCAGCAAATGTGTTGCCTGTGTCATCAACGTTTAAGTTTGCATTAAGTGCAGGAGTGTAGTCAAGTACACCAGCCATTGTTAATGCTGAAGCAACGTCTGCGGAACATAGGATCATGTTACCCTTTCCACGACGAGTTCTTTGTGCTATTCTGTTTGCGTCTCTTTCGATTTGGAAGATAAGACCTTTGAATTTCTCAACTGACCATCTACCGTTAGAGTCGATGTCTAAGTCGAACTTACCAGTTTCAGCAACGTTTGTCTGTGCACCAGTTTCAGCAACCTTATAGATTGTTCTGATAACTTCTCTGTTGATCTCAGCAAGTATCTCTGTTGAAAGAATGTTTGCTAATTCAGCTTCTGCATTTAGACCATG